AAAATATAAATCTCCCAAAGTTAGTGAACTTGTGGGTGCTGAACTTGAAATTCTGTATACGTCAGCAAAATTATTTACTGCCGCTAAGTTTGTAGCTACAGTATTAATATTTGTAATACCACCTGCTACTGCTGTGATATTAGAATTTGCTCCTGCTACTGTATTAATATTTGCTGAATTAGAATTTACTGTGCCAATAGCTGAAGATAATCCTGCTACTGTTGTTACATTACTAGAAATTCCTGCAACTGTTGTAATGTTAGCTGAAATTGGTGCTACTGTATTTACATTAGCGATATTCGTTCCAACTAAATTTACATTTGTTATATTTGTTGCAACTGTATCAATTTCTGAAGTTGCTTCGTTTAAATCATCTGCAACAGTTTCTACTTCACTAACTGCTTCTGCTAAATCATTTGCTACTGCAATTACTTTTGCAATATCAGTTGCTACTGTGTTTACTGAACCTATAGAACCTGCAACTAAATTTATATTTGTTGAGTTTGAGTTTACAGAATTAATATTTGTTGCATTTGAATTAACAGTATTAATTGAAGCTATATTTGAAGCTACAGTAGTTAAAGCTGTTTTGTTAGCTGAAGATAACCAAGTGTTTTCTAAATAATTTTTAGTTACTGCGTCTTGAGCTGAAGTAGGGTCAGATACATTTTTTAATCTTTTGCTTCCTACGTTGTATTGAAAATCTGAGTTATCTAAAGAGATAACATCTGAAGCGTCATCGATAGCTTCTTGTGACATAAAGAATGCTTGAGTACTGTCTGTATCTAAATCGTTTTCAGTAAGAACTGAACCCGCAGCATAATCTGTTAATCTTGAAGTTTGAGAAGTTTTTCTTCTAATTTCTATAGAACTTGCATTAGCGGGTGCTGTGTCAAAAGTTAACGTACTTCCCGCAGAGTTTAAAGTATAAGATGTAGTAGCGACACCGTTGATAGTGACAATCAAATCTGACGCAGCTCTATATGAATATGAGATAGCGTAAGCAGTTGTAGAGCCATTACCTGTATATCTTACAAATGAATTAGCCATTTTATTCTCCTTTTCTTCTTCTAATATGGGGTCTTATTATGTAGGGTTTTTGGGAAGTGTTGAACTTCCTATCTTTTTGATTACGTTTTGAATACCTAAAGCATTCTGAAACAGTAATAATTGTGTTAAATCGTTGTATTGAGACTGTGAAAACTCATAATCTTTGTCCCACATTGATTTATTTGTGCCTCTAACACCTTTTATAAATTTGTTAAAGATTAAATCGTATGTTGGGTTACCAGTAATTATGTTCGAGTCTAGTCCAGTAGAACGATAATGAAAGAATGGGTCAGCACCTACTACACCTAATCCACTGTCAATAAATGCGGGTAGTAATGAAGCAAAAGCTGAACGTTGAAATGAAGCTTTAGCTATACTCATAATTATTTCTTCATTAGTTACCAAATTTCTTTTCCATAAACTTTTTTCTATCTCTTTTATTCATTAAGATAGCTTGAGCATTCATCTGAGCTGTATATGCTAATCCAGCAAATACCATTGAAGACATAAATCCCATGTAAGCTGTCATGTCATTCATTTTAATACCGTGTAATAAATGTTTACCATAAGCTGTCATCATGAAACCTCTAAACTGAAACATAATTTTACCAAGTGTTGAGTCTGTAAATCCACCAAGAAACATTGTTTCACCAATATCATTTTCTTGAATAGTTCTACGGCCCCATCTGTTAATAGCGTATGCAAAAGTTTCTGCTGCCTCTGCGTCATCCCAGTTGTCTGCATTTAATCTTCTAATTTTTCTTTTAGTTAATGCACCTTCATCTGTAATAGAATGTTTTTTAATTGCATCTAAAATTCTTTTTTGCATTGTTTCTGAAATACCTAAATCTTGGTATCTTTGTTTGCTTAATGCTTTTGCTCCACCAAAGGCTTCATCTACGTATTTCTGTACCATACCTTTTAATGCAATTCTTTTCATTAAAGTGTTAACTAAATTCATACCAGAAATATCTGAAGTAAATCTACCAACATGGTCAAGTCCTCTTTCTATTTTTGTAATTTTCTTTTTACCTACTCTAGAACCAAATTCATCTGTTTGATTAGCTACTTGATTAATTAATCTTTCACTTCCAAAGCCGCCAAATAATTCTTCAGCTTCTTTCATAAACTCATCATCAATCTCACCATTTTTCATACGCTTTAATAATTTACGCATTTCAGGTAAATGTTTTATAGTTTGTCTTAATCCTATGTTTGCTGTTAATACACCTATCTCAGCTAACTGAGCAAAACCTACCTGGTTCATAATTCTAGAAAAATTATATTTTCTCATAATTCTTCCAAATGTAGAAAAGTTAGTACTAATATCTTCTAAGGGTTTACCTATTAAATGGTCAAAGCCACTGTTTAATGCTTTTAATTCATTAATTCTTACTTTGTCATTAGCGTCTACACCCATGTCATCATACTGTTTTTCTATCTGTCTCATCATAGCTTTCCAATCAGACGTAGATTTAAAACCTCTTTGGGCCAAAGCTATTTGACCAGTAATATTATTAGCGTAATTTAAGAAAAGAACTTCAGCGTCATTTTCTAAAAAATCAGATATTTGCATTGTGTCATCTGAATATGATTCATCTAATTTTACTCTTCTACTTCTAAATATTGTTGATGTGTTAGGTTTACTAGGAAACATTGCTAATATAATTTCTTCAATAGCACCATCATCTAAATCAGTTGTTTCTTTTAAAATTCTTTGTAAATCTTCAGCTTTAGCAGTAAACAAACTTCCTAAATTAATTTGATTATGTTCATTACCTTTTCTTACAACTCTCATTAAATATTTTGCTAATTTTAAATTTGCTGCATTATCAATACCACCACGCATTGCTCTTGCTAAAAATTCTGCTACAGCTTGTTCACCGTTTTTAGCAACCATGTCAGACATTTTTGCTTTAGAGTAAATTCTTGTTAAATAGTTTGCATTTTCTATAACTTTATCAGCACCTCTTACTCCTGATGCTTTAGCCATTTCTAACATGTCTTTCATTCTTTCAGCATGAGCCTTGGCCATTGTATTAATAGCGGGACTGTCAACTACTTCACCTCTAATTGCTCTAGATAGCATTTCATTAAATTCATTTCTTTTAGAAATACCTTCAAGTCTTAATCTGCTGTAACCATTTTCTTTTAAAAAATCATCGTAGTGTCTTACCCATTCTCTGTAGTAAAGCATTCTTTGTCTGTTTAATTCGAAATTTTTTACTTGAGACATTGTTTTAGAACGTACCCAGTTTTTACCAACTTTACCTATAGACTCATATAAAATTTCAGAGACACCTCTTACTAATTTGTTTGCAGACATATCTGTTACACCCGCTCTGTCTAATCTAAAGAAACTCCAAAAACCTTCACCCATAAAAGCTTTAGATGTTTCTTCAGAGTCTAGTAATTGTTTAGACATATACTTACTGTATACGAAACTTTTAGCGTCCATTTCACTGTCACCAGTGTGTTTCAATGTTGCGTCTTCTATTTTACATTCAGCCATTTAATTCCTTTATTTACATTTGTAGACTTTGCCATCTTTAGTAACGATGTATTCATCTTTACCATTAGGCATTCTAATTTCTATATTACCGTCTGCTCTAAGAGTTGTTCTTTCAACTAAAGTTAATTCATACTCATTAGCAATTTTGTCAAAATTATCTTGTTCAGTTCTATTTATTTGTTCATATCTTTTATTACCTTTAGTTGTAAATTCTAAACCACTTTCGACAACATCTTGTCCTTCTTTAACTTTTACAAAATCATCTACTGCTTTAATCATTGCAGCTTCGTCATCATCAATTCTATTAGTTGCTCTAAGACTTCTTAAAGTTCCACCTAAAACAAAACCTGCACCCGCAGCAATCAAAACTTCTCTTACACCTAGTGTTGGGTTTTGACTTGCTAACGTCATTTCTATTGCAGCATTGGTTGAACCTGCCGCTAATCCACCTCTAACTATTCTTGTCAGTCTTGAAGCTTTGTTCATAATAATTGCGGGAGCCATTATACCATCTGTTGCTATTGCTAGTGTCCAAGCTGCGGGGTCTAGTATAGCCGCTAACAATCTAGCTGTTACACCTGTAACCATNCCTTTAGCATTTATNATTNCTGTCTTTTNTTGTACATCTAAAATTTTAGCTTTAGTTCTTCTTAATACTGGAAGAGAATCTGTTATTTCAAANGCATCTAAAAAATCTGGGTTAACATCTTTTTTTAATTCATCCCAAGTTTCTTTATCTGGNACAATGTCATTAATTTCAAAATTNTAATTTGGTTTTAANTCTTCACCATTNCCATATTTTGTTAACCATGATGTCATCCATTCCTGGTCTATTGCTGCACCTGCTATTTGACCATAAGAAGTGTTATCTGCAATAGCGTCATTTATTTCTTTGTTTTTCTTATCAAGATTAAATTGTTTTTGTTCTGATAATGGTTGGGGAATGCTTCCTAGAGGTTCTAGAAATTGTGGGTTTTCATGTCCTTCTAAATAATTAGTTTCTTCTATTTCTTTATTTTGTTTGGCAATTTTTTTTCTAATCTCATCTGCATTATTTAAAATAAATTGTTCTTCGTTATTTCTAAATGCTTGTATTGAGTCCCATTTAGGGTCTTTTAATTCATCAAATTTTTCACCTAACAAATCATCATCTTGTGATAAATCAAAAGTTTCTATAGGTGTTTTTGTAACTTGTTCTACTGTATCTGAAACTGTATCAACTATATTATTAACTGTATCATCTGATGTTCCACTTAAACTTTCTTGTACAATGTCAAAAGCTTTTTGAGCTTCTGAACTCATGTAACTTGTTATTCTATCAGTTTTTTTTAGCGAAGCAGAGTGCATAGCTGCACTTGTATTAACTACAAAAGGGTCACCGTTATCATAAGAATATGTAACAGCAGTTTTCTTACCGTCTACTATAGAGTCTCCTGTACTAAAATCTGTAATTTGACTAAGTCCTAAATCTTGTGCTGCCGTGTTATAATTTCTAACTCTTCTATTGATTAGACCTGTCATCACACCATTTTGATTAGTAGTAGGGTCGTTAGCAGAGATAATATCTAAAGTATTTTTTAATGCACTCATAATTTCCATTTATTAAATCTGATTTAAAACCATTAAACAATTTACCAGAATTATAATACTGGTCAGACGCTACAATTTTCATAGAGTCTGGTAACTTATTCCAATTTTCTTCACCTAAGTCAGATTTCATTTTGTCAATGTTGTATAAAACTATTTGTTTTGCTAAATCTTTATCAGCCATTTCGTCCGCATTTAAATTACTAAAATTTAAAAACTTTTTTAGACCATCGCTAATATGTGTTATTCCAAAACCTCTTGTTCCTTTACCACCTTCTAAAGCTACTTTTCTTCCTTCTGTACCTTCATCTTCGGCAAGTATTTCTAAAAATTTATTTATCCATTCTTCATTCATATATTAATCCAAATTCATTAGCATTTTGCCAAAATCGGCTGAGAAATCTTTGTCTAGTATTCTTAAAATTCCATCGTTTCTTTCTCTTAAAACTTTGTTCCAATCTGCATTTTGCACCATAGTTGCTAACTCTCCTTTGTTACCGATAACTTCTGCGTAACTGTACGCAAAGGCTCTACCATTTACTTGTATTGGGGCCATTGTATCTCTGGCCATAACTACAAATTGATTTCCATAAAAAGGTGCTAATACTAAATCTACTGCTTCGTACATTCCGTTAGTTGTTTTAGCCACTTCGTTAGAAATAAACTGTGAACGTTTAGTTAATTCTTTTGCAATAGCAGGATTGCCATTAGGCATGTTACGTCTGTTCCAAAGCATACCGTCAACTTGTACATATGATTTTCCTACAAGTTCTATAGCTTTTGCTCTTGCTGTGTCTTCATTAACTCCTGTTAATTTAAATATTCTTGTTAATCTTAATGCTTCTTGAACTTGCATAGTTACATCTGCATTTTCACCAAACCAAGGAGCAAACTTTGATTCTAAATCTGATAAAGTAGTGTCTGAGTCTGACTCAAATTCTTTATATTGTTCTGGTGAGTTTATAATCTGCCACATTTTAGCAACAGCTTGGTTAGTATCCAGTCCTGCTACTTGTTCTAAAGTATTAACACCTTCATAAAACACTTCTGCTTTACCACTTAAATAATCTGCTGTAGGACTGTTGTCCATACCTAATGCTTTTAATTTTTTAAATCTTTCATATCCAATTTTAAAATCTTCTACTCCATCAATATCAAAAATATTTGTATTGTTAATAACACCAAGACCTTTATCTAATTCATCTTTCCAGGGTGTAAACACTCTAGCATTGATAGACATTAGACTAGCTACATAACTGTCTAATAAAAGTTCTTTGTTAAAATCTTTTTGATTTGGATGATGATGAGGAAACTCTTCATAATGTTCTTTAGCTTTTTGGTCTACAACTAAAGATAGTTTTTTATAGATAGATTCTTCAGCTAATTTTTTATCTGACTCACTTACAG